TGTATTCTTTTCAGTGATCTTTCTTTCACTCTAGTTCTGGCAGAAACTTCTGATAAAGCAGAAGAAATCCTAGATGATGTGGCGGGTATGCTTAATCAATCCAACATTAAACAAACGTTTGGTGATTGGAAGGCTGGGTTGATTAAAGATACTCAAGAGATTAAGATCTTTGGTTATCGTAGAAGAACTATTGTTCTTGCAACCAAAGGCGCTGAGGGCGCCGTTCGGGGTAAAAACATCAAAAATACGAGACCTGATCTTATGATCTTCGAAGATATACAATCTAGAGAGTGTGCTGACTCTGAAGATCAAAGCAGTAAATTACTGCGTTGGATGGTGGGCACAGCAATGAAAGCTAAAAGTCCCTCAGGCTGTGTATTTGTCTTTGTAGGGAATATGTATCCCACACAGCATTCTATTCTTAAAAAACTTAAACTCATGCCTACTTGGCTTAAGTTTATCTCCGGAGCAATCCTAGCGGATGGAACAGCTCTTTGGGAGGAGCTAAGAAGTTTAGATAGTTTGATTGAAGAGTTTGATGGAGATATTGAGCTTGGTCATCCTGAGATCTTCTTCTCTGAAGTTCTCAATGACACTAATGTAGGTGCGAATAACTCAGTTGATTTCTCCAAGTTTGGCGACTGGAGATGGGAAGAGAATGACTATCCTCAAGGTAAATTCATAGTTATTGATCCTTCTCAAGGTAAGAAGAAAGACGCAGATTGTATCGGCTATTTTGAAGTCTACGATGAGATTGTAGGATTTAGAGAGGCTATTACTGGTCAATTTTCTCCTGGACAGCTGATTAAAACAGCTATTATTCTAGCTCTCCGAAGAGGAGTTAGACTTATTGCAGTAGAGAGTTTTGCTTACCAATATACGCTACTCTATTGGTTTGAAGAAGTCTGTAAAAGTGTTGGTATCACAGGACTTAATTTTGTCCCAGTTTACAACATGGGGAACAGCAGCAAGAATTCTAGAATTACTAATGGCATTAAAGCACTTCAGTCTAAAGAGATTATTCTTCATCCTGATGTTAAGAATGTGATTCAAAATGAGATCCTTAACTGGAACAGACTTAAGAAAGATAATGTTGATGATCACTTAGATCTATTAGCTTACGCTCCAAGAATACTTAGTGATCACACTTATGACATTCTAACTCCTGAGGCGCCGATTTCTCAAGAATCTAGTGGGGCGCGGGTCGAAGAAAATAACCATTGTTTTTAACACCTTGTTTTTGTCTTGCCGGCGCCTGTCCAATCTTCCCGTTTCAAATTAGTTTAAACAACAGGAAACTAACACCGTGAACCCAATACCCAATCCTGCTAACTTTCAACCATCTGCCTCAGCTCCACTTCCTCCAGACATTGAATCAACTACTCTTGTTTCTGTAAATAAAGATCAAGAAACTTCTCTTATTCGCTACTGCTTAATGGCTCAAGTTTCTTTGACTAATCAGTATTCGATAAGATATAATCTCGAACAGATGGATCGAGCTTATATGAGAGAAAAAGATTGGACTGATGATCAATGGAAAGCTAGACTAGCCAATCGTGCGGGCGATTCTAGTAAATTCCAGAATGTCACTGTTCCTATTGTTATGCCTCAAGTTCAAGCAGCTCTTGGATACTTAGTTAATGTTTTCCTCACAGGTTATCCAATTTTTGGAGTAACTGCTGATCCTGATAATGAGAATGCAGCTCTCCAGATGGAGACTATTATTGGAGAAAATGCAACTACTGCCGGATGGGCGCAAGAACTTACTTTGTCTTTCAGAGATGGATTAAAGTATAATCTTTTTGCTATCGAATGCGATTGGAAACAACGAGTCACTTGGACAGTTGAGACTGATCCCACTAAAAAACACAATGCGGCACCCAAAAAGGTTTTGTGGCAAGGCAATGTTCTGAAAAGACTTGATTTATATAATTCTTTTTGGGATCCCAGAGTCCGGCCAAGTAAAATGCACTGTGATGGAGAATATGCTGGTTTCACTGAGATCTTTTCAAGATCGAGATTTAAGAGTTACTGTAATAGTCTATACAATAAAGTTCCTAAGAACAATGTCATTAGAGCTCTGAATAGTCAAGCTATTCAAGGTGACGTAGGAACTGCTTCTACCGCGCCTTTTGGCTATTACCAGCCTATTATCAATCCTTATCCATTTTTTCAGCGCCAATCTGGGTTTGATTGGATGGCCTGGGCAGGTAATAGTTTAACTAAATCTGACGGAGCCTCTTATGCTAATCTGTATTCAGTAACTACTTTCTATGCTAGGATAATCCCTGCAGACTTTGATTTTCGTGTGCCGGAAAGTAATACTCCTCAAGTTTGGAAATTCGTAATAGTTAACGGTCAAGTTATTCTTAGTGCTGAGAGAATGACTAACATTCACGGTTTTATCCCTGTATTTTTCTGTCAGCCAATCGAAGATGGTTTAGACTATCAAACTAAGAGCTTTGCTAGCAATGTTACTGACATGCAAGATGTTGCTACAGCAATGATGAATTCTTACATTGCTAGTAAGAGAAGACTTATTGGTGATCGAGTCTTGTATGATCCTAGTAGGATTACCAGTAAAGATATTAACTCGACAAACCCAGCCGCTAAAATTCCTGTGCGCCCAAGTGCTTATGGAAGGCCGATCCAGGAAGCTGTTTACCAATTCCCGTTCAATGATGAACAGACAAGCTCGCTTATACAAGGTAGCGCAGCAGTTATAAATTACGCTAATATGATCAATGGGCAAAATCCTGCTCAGCAAGGGCAATTTGTAAAAGGTAATAAAACGAAGCATGAATATGATGATATTATGGGGCATGGAAATGTAGCAAATCAAGTTATGGCTCTAGGGATAGAGAATGCCTGCTTTACTCCTTTGAAAGAAGTGCTCAAACTTAATATCCTCCAATATCAACCAGATGCAGTTATTTACAATCCAGAAGCTGGTGCTCAAGTTAACATCAGCCAAGTTGATATTCGAACACAAGCTGTTCACTTCAAAGTAAGTGATGGTTTAATACCTGCTGATAAGATTACTGGTGAAGATATGATGCAAACTGTGCTTCAGCAGTTTGCCACAAGTCCTCAAATAGCAGCAGGTTTTAATCTATCTCCTATGCTAACTTACATGCTTAAAACTCAAGGACTTGATCTAACACCTTTCGCTAAGAGTCAAGCACAACAACAATATGAACAAGCCTTGAGTGCTTGGCAACAAGCAGCGGCTAATGCTGCTAAACAAGGAGTGGCGTTCAATTCTCCTCAACCTCAGCCCAGTGCTGAATATCAACAAGAGATGCAGCAACAGAAAACTACAGGAGGCTATCAACCTTCTGTTACATCTAAAGCACTAGAAGCAACACAGAACAGGAGTTCTTAAACTAAATGGTGGAGAAAATAGAAGGAATATTTGATCAATATTCCATGACAGAAGAAGAAGCAAGAGAAGCTCCGAAGCTTACTTCTCTTCAAACAGCTTTTATACAGAATCTTCTCTACGATGCTCTTCTAGAAAAGATGAGTATTGGAGCAGATTTGGGGCGGCCGAATGAGTTTATTTTCACTCATGAATACCTCCGTGGACAAATACAAGCATTTAATATGCTTCTCAATTTGTCCCGCGACGCGCATACACAACAGAAAACTGAGGAGTAAAAACAATGGGTATCATGGACATCTTTAGAAATAAGCCTTCGGCGCCCACAACGCCAGGGACTGGAGGCAATACTCCTGCTGGCCAGAATCCTACAATTCCAAATGACTCCAGTAATCCTATTCAACAACCAAATAGTCAGGAATCTACCCTTCAAAACTTTGATAAACTGTGGGATAAAGTAGAACCAGCTCCACAAGCTAGTATGATTCCGGCGCTGAATATTGATCTAGGTAAGCTCCGTGAAGGTGCCAAAAACCTTAACTTCATGGATGGAATACCTCAAGAACTTATTCAGAAAGCAATGTCCGGAGATGCTGCTAGTTTTTCGGATGTAATAAACAAAGCAGTGCAACTTGGGTTTGCACAATCCGCTGCCGCAAGCGCAGAGATTACAAGACAGTCTCTCACAAGCGCACAAACTGCTCTGAAAGATAGTGTTCTCCCTACTGCTATTCGGGAGACTCAAATCAGTGCAGAGATGGCAGCTCAGAATCCAGTATTCTCTGATCCTTCAGTTGCGCCAATGCTGGAGATGATGAAGAATCAATTCGCAGCAAAATATCCTACTGCAAGCCCTCAAGAAGTTGCTGCAGCCGCAAAACAGTATCTTTCTCAGTTTGCAGGAAAGATAGTTTCTGGGAATGGTGGAAGCATCATTACTCCAGAAGAGCAGAAACAAAGGAATACTAATGTTCGAGGAGAAACAGATTGGGGAGCGTTCTTTGACGGAGTTAGGATTTAATCTTTTTGGTGCGCTTGTTTTAGTATATTCGGGCGCGCGAAACGCACTTACGTAACGGTTTCAAACAAAGGAAAAATACATGCCTGCTTTTAGACCTTCTGGCAATAATGGTTCAGTAACTGATGAGTTCATCAATAGTGGTGACACTCTTATTCTTGGAGAGATAATCGCTCCAGTTACTACTGTTGGAGCTTACACAATTCCTGGAAGCCAGCTTATTGATAATATTATCAATAGAACTGGCATACAGGCTGGTGCTTTCACTGATACTTTTGACACTTCCACAAATCTACTTGCTGCACTTTCCAGCGGGACTAATAATAACTAT